ACAAACATTCTTGAGCCAGTTGGGAATCTTCCCGTTCAACTGCGCCACTTCTATGCTCTTGAACTTGATGTAATTCTGCTTCTTTTCCTTTTGTATTCTACGAACAAAAGCATAGTAGATTATCTGTGTAAAGTACGAGAATGGATTCTTTGACTTTGTTGGGTCAAAATTTGCTGCATACATCAAGCAGTTTTCTATTCCATCTCCAACCATCTCTTCCCTATACGGATAGTTTATGAAGTTTGGTCTGTAGGATAATCTCTCTGCGATGGCAAGAAAGCACTTTCCTATGTACTCGGTTACTGGTGGCTGTGGCAGTTTCTTTCTTTTGGCTTTATTGCATTCCTTCTTCCACTTCACCATCTCTTCGTAAAATATTTTGTTGTCTATGTAGTGACCTTGTTCGTTCATGTTGTATACCTTTCATTGTGACAACATCATACACCAGTTATCAACATAAGCAAGCGTGATAATTGATTTATTTGGAAAGGTCTTGACAGTTGAAAACGAAGTATGTAACTTGACTGTGTCGTGTTTCATCAAGAAGTGTTCTTTCAGAACACTATTACTTAAGTATTACAGATAGTCTTTTGGATCTGGACTCCAGTCTTTAAGACTGTTACCCCAGTTAGTATCTTCTGTATCACGAATACCCTGATCGTCTTTTAGTTTACGAGTTGATGGATCAACATCGTCCTCAAGATCATCGTCATCTTCGTCATCAACATTCATACCAGCAGTCATGAGATCTTCGATGAAGCCTTCCTCAACAAGATTACGGAATATCTTGGCAGGAATCATGAAGTTGACAACAATGACTTCCTTGCCAGCAGGATCCTTTGGATTGAGTTGCGAATTGATCGTTGCATCAAAGTTAGACATGTCTTGCATAGGAGGGAAGATGCCAGCATCAGCAGACATCTCTTTCATCAGTCGAGTAACTTCTTTCTCGTACTCTTCCATTTCTCTTTTCTTTTCTTCGTCAACTTCCTCACGCAGAGTCTTCGGTTGTTCCTTTAGTGGTGGAAGTGACGGGTTATCTTCTCGTTCCTTATACTTCTCATATGCATCGATGATCTCTTGGTTCGGAGACATCTTTATACCAACCCAACTATTTGGAATGCTGACTTCATTCTCATTGGTTCTACCAATCCAATTCTCCATCACCGATGCTGCTTTGAGTGAACCATTAGCGTGATCCATAAAGGGAATCTGCCTAATGATCATAGGACGAGAAACTTTCATACTAGTGCGGTTCTTGGATAGAACGCTGGCGATTATTTCCTCACCCGATCTCAATTTGATCAAGATGTATTCGCTCATGGTAGATTCTCCATCTTTAGTAGCACTGGTCTGAAGTCGAAGTTTTCTGACCGATAGATCTTTATTCGTTCCGCAAAATGCCGAAGTGTGTGGTTCTTTTTGCTCTTCCATGACAAATCATCCCCAATATCGTAAAGTTTTGCGTAGTCTTTATGTTCCGAAACACGAAGTTGTCTTCCAATAGATTGCAGCACCCTAACTCTTGATTTGCTTGGTGATGCAAATATGATGTTATGAAGTCTCTTGATTGATATGCCTGTTGAGAACGTGCCATACGAAGCAACTACTATGCATGAGTCATTCTCTTCAAGTATCTTTCTTACCTTTTCCCTGTCCTCTGCCTCTGTGCCTCCATGCACGAAGAATGTCTTTCTATCGGTTTGTGATGTTAGATGGTGTAGATATTTTCCATGCTTCTCAACAAACTGAAATAGTATGAGTGTATTTCCCTTCAAACGAGATGCTAGATCAACGATGAATCTGTTTCTCTTGTCGTGGTGAATGAGCCACAACATCTCATCACTATAGGTATATTTGCTAACGGATCGACGTTCTTCGTCTCCGTATTGTAGCATGATCGTGTCGATCTTCAAACGAGACAAGATGTTCTTGTCGATGAGTTTCTTGGTTGATGTCACATGATATGACGGACCAAACAGACCTTCGATTATCAACTTGTGACATTGCATTCCATCTAAAGTACCAGTTGTTCCTATTCTATAGTCGCAGTTGGTGAGTTTCTCCATGATACCCGATAGAGACTTTGCTTTGAACATATGGCACTCGTCTCCGAATGCAACAGTGAATTGCTCACAGTATGATCTTGGTTGCTTGAACACAGATTGCCATGTTGTCACAACAACGCGCTTACTTGTTTCTTTGTCTTGTCCTGCGTAGATTCCATGGCAGTTTTTGGAAACCTTCCAATCGGTTCCTTTGGAATAGATCTCAAAGTCGCTCATCATCTGTGTGACCAATCCTATGGTTGGTACAACAATGAGTATTTTACCCTCTGTCTGCTCAAGCAGATGCCTCACCAGCATGTAGATGATCATAGACTTGCCACTTCCCGTTGGAGATACGAGAAGTATTCTAGATGTTTCTGATGCCTTTACTATGGCTTCTCGTTGGTGGTCATGAAGAGATGGGATTCCCGATGCCTTGCCAACATACTTGTCAAACAGTAGATCAGTTTGCTCTGCGGTCAGAGGCTTGCTTGGACTTGACTTGAGTTGGTTGTCAAGATGATAGCCACGATCCGCTGCGAACTTCGTAACGTAGTTCTTCAGACCTTTGTAGATTGTGGCTTTTCCTATATTGTAGAGTTTGATGTCTCCAGCCCATCGCGATTTGCGAAAGCGAGACATATACTTGTGGTTCGGAACCTTGAAGGAGAAGCAATCGCTCAACTCCTTTGCGGTGCCGCGCTCACATCTTACACGAATGAATACGGAATCAACATCTTCTAGAACCAATGTATCCATGCAGATATTTATGGTTCGATAGATTCTCCATTGAAACGAATCTTAAACTCTCCATCGTTTAGGACTTTGCCATCGTAGAGAAGAACTTCAACATCAGCAGATTCAAGTATATTGACTCCGATATTGCATTTCTCCTGCCACCGATTGGGGATTTTATCCCATATAGTCTTATGACCAACAACTCGTTTTATTCCCGACAGGACAATGGCTCTTGCACAATCAGGACAACTGATGAAAGGGCAATACATGTGGGTGTTCAGAGTGGTAAGACCCTTACTCACACACCTATAAATTACTGCTCTTTCTGCATGTTCAATGTAATCATATTTGAGTTGTCCATCAGGTTCTTTTAATGATGGGTATCTGTTTACATCTGCTGATATGATTCCCGACGAAGGAAATACTATCAAAGCACCAACTTGAGTATTGGTGTCTTGACTTTTGGCTTGTGCGTGGATATATGCTTGTCGCAGATATATCCTATGAATTCCTTCAGTCACTATTTTCATGCGCCACTCATGAACTTCTTCCATTCTATTGCAGACTTGATATCCCATCCTCGTCTTCCAATAGACTGTAATACGGATTCGATATACTTCACCTTTTCTTTGAGATAATGAATACGAGCCTCCATACGGAGAAGATCCTTATCTGATTCAAGGTAAACATCTATATCTGTGCGAAGAATCTTTAGACCAAATGGTTGCCACCCCTTCTCATCAAGGGTTTCTTGATCCATCTTGCCGAGATAGTATTCCCACTTAAGGCGACGAAGTTCTTTTTGTTCTATAGTTGCCTTATGCAGAGATAGAGACTCGTCATGTAGCAAGTTGAGATACTTGCTGTGCAGTTGGGGTGACTTTAGAGATTCAAGGTCTAGATTCAGGTCATCAATTTTCATGTCCTGATCGACCATCTTTTTGATTGTTTCGATATCCATAACGAATAAGATAACACTGAAAACTATGATGTCAAGTTACAGATTCAAGTTCAAATGATTCGAATGTGAATGTTGCACTGATTTGAACTGGTTCAGGTTCGTTTAATGCAACATTCAAATCAAACCCATCGATACTCACGGGAAAGAGATTCTTGAAAACAAATCTCTTGTATGGATTTTTTGCGCTGTTTAAGCAATGGATTGTTGCTTCTGAATAATAATTGTTCTCATTGGTATAAAGATCGTTGAAGTCTTCGAATGGAACAATTCCGCGCATCCATCTGTATATTTCATACCAGTTTGCAAAATCCTCATCCACCTCAAATGACACTCTCAATTGATCGAACTGAACAGATGAACCTGGTACATGATGTGTCAACAATCTGTTTGGAATTGATATTTCACCAACAGTTATGGATGGGATGTTCACTGATGTACACCAAAATGTGACATTCGGAATACGAGTGAATGTCATCTTAAAGTTGGTATTTTGAAAGGCATTTACATTTACTGGTTGTCTAAGCAATGCGTTATAACTTGTGCCTTCATCATTGATGGCAGCAGCATTGACTTGTGATAAATCGTATTCTTCGCTCATGTCAATATGTATTCCTTAAAAAGAACATCGGGGGGATTTCTCCCCCCGACTTCTGTTATCTATCTGTCAGTAAACTATCAAGTATTGTTGAGTGCATTGACGCCGTGGAGGTTATCTACACGGAAGATGCGATAGTACTGATTTGCGCGGTAGTTCATTGAATTTGATGGGTCAACATTGGTTGTGTTGACGAATGGATTCAATGCCATGCCGTAACGGGTCTTGAAGCCGATCTTTGGCTGGAAGGTCGCGTCATTGATTGCACGAACCATTTGGAGCGGAATGTATGGGCAGTAGAAGAGTCCTGCATCATATGGCGAGGTTCCCTTGTATCCGACGCAGACAAAGTCGCGAGCGTTGGCATTAACTCCGACAGAGGAGTAAGGATCAACATAGACCTTGATCTTGCCATTGAGGACACCAACAAAGGTGTTGCCGGTATCATCAACATCAAGGTTGACATTGAGTGCTGGGCTGATGTTAAGGAAACCACCCATTGCGAGAGCAGAAGCGACATCAGCAGAGCAGATGATGAAGTTGCCCTTTCCGCGGCGAGTATCCTTAGCAATCACATTGGCTTCACGCTCAATTTGGAACATGAGTCCGCGGAACTTCTCAGCAGACCAACGACCATCAGAGTCGCGGATGAGATCGTAGACGCCACCTGGACTTGCTATTGGATTTAAAGTTGCACCAGGAGCAAACGAGTAAGTATTACCCTTATAGTAGAGATCGCTGTGTTGTGCGCCAAGTTTAGCAGTTGTATAGATCGAACGAACGACTTCGCGGTTGATTTCAGCAAGGATTTCGGTGCTGAGAATATTTGCGAGTTCTGTCTCTGCATCAAGACCGTGGATTGCCTTGAGATCTTGAGCGAGTTCGATTGTATACTCTGCCTTGAGAGCGCGAGTCTTTGCAGTGATTTCA